ATCCAACACTCGAGGCTCCCACTTTCCAGGCTCAACTTCCACTGCAACGTTGACCAGAAGATGAGGGCGCGGCCTCCATCTCTTGTCAGCACCTGCCTTTTCAGTGGCCCAGCACCTATAATTATGTTGTTCACTGCTCGCAGTAGACACTACTTTCCACTTCCAATTAACAACAGATGTGATAATATTCAAACTGATGGCAGTGCCAAGCTCTTGATTGTAATTACTTGAATCTTCTGTTAATTCCTGACGGAATCTGATTCTGAATGAATCTCCGTCCTTTAAGCTAAAGTATTTCTTTGTACCGCCACCACTTGGAGTGGCTGCGGCTGCTCTTTCTATTTCTTTTAATGATGAAAAAGTTTTCATTAATTTCTCCTTAGTTTTATATTTTGATTTTACTATCTTCGACAGCCTCTGAAATCTCTTCGGCTGTCATATCGCCCGGGTCATTTCTTCCTTCTGGACACACGGCCCATCGGATTCTCTTTCCCCGGCACGACTCCATTATACTACGTCCCATCGCCTCGCCTGCGTCATCTTTGTCAGGAAATACGATAATTTCGTCAAAATACCGATTCAGTAGACTGAACTGCTGCTCCGATATCTTTGACCCTAACGTAGCAACCACGTTACTATATCCAGATTGATGTATCTTTATAGCATCGAGGCTTCCTTCCGCAACAATAACGGAATCAGATCTTTTTGCATTACATAAATTAAACACAACCTTTGCACGTTTAAATCCTGTTGTGTATAAATATCTAGGCTCCTGGTCTTTATCTATTGCACGACCTATCATCCCAACCAGTTTGTAATTAACATCCCTGACTGGGATCACTAAGCGCCCTTTCTTCTCAGAATAGCAGATCTCAAAATACTTAAGAGTATCTATTTCGAATCCCCTATTCGTAAGTATAGAAAACTTCTCTAAGTCTGTTTCGTAATCAATCTTTAAGTTATCTATTGACAACTCAATGAGTTCTTCTACCGGGTGAAGCTTTCTTTCCAGTTGCGCCCTGAGCGCATCAGTATTTACTGTTTCTCGCTCAGATATTTCCTCATTCAGCAGTCGCCTATGCAGATGCCTATAATTACCTTTTGCACCACACGAAGGATTGAAACACTGCCACAGCCCAGTTTTCGTATTAATATAACACGATGGCGTATCTGTATTTCTATGAAATGGACAATAGATTGCAACTTCGTCCACGCCGTGTGTTTGAATATTGATATTGGCTCTGCTTAATAATTTATTTATATTGTTTAACATTTTTCAAATATTAGTTTAAAATTGTACACATCGGATCTATGGTCGTATTCTGTTGTTAATTCGCACGACATTTCTTGTCCATGATATACCTGATTCTGAATCAGGTCTGATATCCAGGGCTTCAATCTGTTTAATGTGCTAATATTTTCAACGACTCCAGATACTATTGGTTTCCCATTATCAAACTCTAAGTATTCATTTACATTGTAGAACATTACTCTTCCTCAAACAAATTAAGTTGATTTGAATCATCAACAACATCTGAGGGCATCATGTAATACCACTCTATGTCGTTAGGAAATGACAGTATCGTCCCTTCTTCTATAAACTTAAGATTTTCAACTACATGTGTAAGTCTGTATATCAGATAGTTTATAAGAAAATCTTTATCCTCAGAACTTAAGACAGGTCCCATTCCTCTTTCCAATCTCCTGTGTCTAGATTCCATCTTAAGAAGAACCCAAACTGGGTTGCTCTACGAACCTTTCTGCTTACCACCTGAAACACATCAGAGTCATAATCTCTGTGTATTGCGAGTACAAGATCTGCATCGTAAGCAAGTTGCTTAGACCATGCCACTTCCTCAAGTTCTGGTGGTCTCTCTGAATGACCGTCACTCATCGTTACTGCTGCAACGTCAATGATCGGAACACCATTCTTCACAGCCATGCGCTTGAACGCCTTAGATAAGTTCTTAGCCTTCTCCGTTTCATTCCTAGCGCCGCTAGCGTCATCAAACAGACCGTGATAATCCAATATCACCATATCAGGCTTATATTGATCAATCTTTGCCTGAACCATGTATTGGTCTGCTGTGTCGATGCCCTCAGAAGTCACTACATGAATCGGATGCTTACCCTCATATGTATGCTCTGCCCAACTCTTATACGAGTCGACAATGGAAGGGTTGGCCGTAACGAGATCAGTATTTGTGAAATATCCTTCCCCGTTATTTAACAGTGTATCAATTCTATGTGACTCCTGTTCCTTGTTCATCTCAAGAGAAACAATCAAAGGCGTATACCCAGCTTTCCAAGCATTGACAGCAAACAGCCTTGCAATGAACGACTTACCGACTCCTGTCCACCCAAGTAGAACAACGAAGTCTCCCTTCTGCCATCCTCCAAATATCTTGTCCATAATAGAGATACCACTGGGAACCCCTAGCATTTCTCTATTTTTATCCTTAGATCGCTTCTCTAAATCAGCAGCACGATCCTTCCATTCCGCTGCTAGATTGGCGTCCTTAAGCGACGAACTAATCTTAATTAGTTCGCTTGTCCTGGACATGAGATACCCAATTGCTTCTTTGGGACCAGTATCTTCGACAATATCATTGCTTCTTGACAAGGCAATGCGAATCTGATGCGACAATGACTCTTTCTGTGCCACATCAATATAATATTGCAGAGGTTCTGTTATATTGCACACTTCAAACTCAGGGAAGTGGTGCTTAATCGTATCTCTAGACGGAACCTTCTTATGCTCGTCATAATGCGTAGATATGAACGACCAGATATCTTTATATTCTACAAAGACATCCTTGATATTTTCGTCAGCACAACGAGAATAATCTCCGTCTACGGCTATTGCGTTTATTAATTTAGTTTCGTAATTCAACTTTCTTCCATTCTCTGTCTGGTTTTTTCGACAATATCTCTAAACTTCTTTCTTGATTGTTCTTCAAACTTTGATTTTTGAATTATGTCCCTTGCTCTCATTGCGAAATCAAATACAAGCACTGTCCCACCACTATCACGAACAAAAGTTTCAATTGCCAACTCTAACTCATTATAGTCGAAATGCTTAACAAGACTTTCTGCAATTTTATCTTGACGCGGGGGGTCTGGAACAAAGAATTTCGTATGTTTATCACAAAGTTTTTCAAACAACTGAATCAGTTCGTATCCAGTTTCATTCTTTGACGCCATAACCCTCTTCCCATTCCATTTCAAGCCTATCATACTCGCTTATACCTGCCAATACTCCAACCAAATCATCCCAAGATGAGAACAAATATGCTAAACACTGTTCAGATGCGCTGCAACTACGACAACGCATTTTTGCATACTCCACCTCAGATTCTTCATAACTAACCCAGTAATGAGATTTTGCGTCTGTAGCGCAGATCGCTCCACGAAACATCTGCATTGCTATTCCTTATCTAATTCGGCAAGCTTGGCTTCTATTTGCTCGTCAACTCTGTCCCACAATTGGGACCACTCTGATTCGCTATCCACACGATTAGTTCTGACTTCGGCTCCAGCATCGAGCCTCAACGACTCGTAGTTACCAAGATTTTTGGTAATGCCAATCGAAACCCAAATCTTACCATCTTGTGGAAAATTCTCAACAGTCATTTAATCTCTCCAATGCTATTTTGCTTTTACTCCCAAGATGTCTTATCTTGGACCTAAGTTCTCTATTGCTTATATATTTTTTCTTAGGACGCCCGGGCGGCTTCCGCTCTGAGAAGAACTCTATCATATCTGAGGCATCCTGCTCTGTATAATACCGCCAATTTTTCCTGCCGGTCTCATCCGATATTCTCTTAGGAGGAGCGAGGTGACCAAGGCGTTCATACCTTCTAATTGTATCAGGCTTTCTTTGAACGATCCTGGCCACCTCGCCTATCGTATATAATCTCTTAAGAAATAAGTATATGTTATCTAACGGCAACTCTATCACTTCTTCAGAAGAGAACTTTTTTATCTTAACTTTGTTAAATTTTTTATGAACAGACATAATCGAAACTATATCGGGTCCATAAGAATATATCTTATTCGGAATAACTTTAATATTCAAAGTTAATTGCCTTCTTTAATATATCCTTTACGTTGCCAAGATTTGCACCAGCCCACACATCCATTGGAACATCTCTTGACCATCCACATCGTATGCATGTTAAGTCAATATATTGTGTCTTTATGACGGCAGACTCAAAAATTCTACCCCTACACTTTCCACAAATTATGGCAACCTTATCCATTTTTAACCTTTCCTATTTTGCTCTAACTGATGAAGCAGAACCGATATCGCCAAGTCTTGACGCGGCAATGCTCTTAAGCGCGGACACAAGAGCGCCCGCTCCAGCGACAGTAGCCGCCTTAGTTGTTGATAGGTCAGTCACCGTAAACACAGCTAAAAAGCTTTGAATAGCGGTCCAGACTGCCCTTTCAATAATATCTTTGTATAAGTTCATTATACCTCCTTAATCTAACCAGCACGTATATTCAGCCGTTACCATGCCCTTTTCTGGATGGACGAACTGTAAATGCTGTGATGGTCTGCCTACGGCAGCCAATGATTCTATCGCATATGTGTTGGTTGACTCTGTACTTCCAGCTATGCGACATTGCACAGTATTGAAAGTCATTTTAGTAGGAGTATGCCAATGCCCTAAAAAGACATCTTGGAATTCCTCTGCTACTGCGCCAACCTTCCAGCCATAGATCTTTTTCTGGAACGGATAGAACGAACCAAACGATCTAAACTGGTCACCGTGGCATAATAAGCAACTGTAGTTACCTATCCTATCTATTAAATACCAATTCCTTTCCCCAGTACCATCTGGAATATCGAATGTGATTCTCGGTTCAGACTCAAAGATAAGACTCATAATCCTATACAGCATTCTGTCTGCATTCGTTTCTGGATCGTGGTCACGACGAGTCTTGCCGCCAACCGCACCGTGATTGCCAATCACTGCCGACACATGCACCGTGTCGAAATTCTCAAGCATCTTCTTAAGAAATGAAGACATTATACGAGGCCCATCCACTGTTACCTGACGGTATAAACTTCCATCAATGAGAAATGATTGTCCTGGGAATATCAATTCCCCCTCAACTATATCTCCAAGAATCCATACATGGACACTCTTAACTGGATGGTCTTCTCGCTGAATATTGGTTAAATGAATAACTTTGTCAGCAAACAGGTTAACACGTTGTTCACATATTTCCGAATTGTAAGTTGGAGTAACTTTCGCCAACTGCCAATCCGACAGTACTGCCACCGCAACCTCTTCTCCCTTAGTGCGCCTGTCCTTTTTAGGAGCAGGTACCTTAGGAAAGTCTAAGTCACTAACTTCATGACTGACCGCTTGATATACAGCTTCAGCCAGGTCATCCTTCTTATTTTTTAACTTAACATACTCAGATACCAATTTGTTATATGCGGCTCTAAGTTCATATTCATTGCCAGGCTTAACGCCATCTAGGGGATCTTCTTCCACAGGAAATTCTCCAGACTCCAGTCGGTATCTACAGATTTTATCTTCTGCGCAGGCGTCAAGGTCTTTCCTGCAGCGCGGATCCGCATACTTCTGATTGTGTGTGTTAGGGATAAACTTGACATTACATCCCTCTGCTTCGCAAATCTTCATATTGCCTCCGTGTAGGTGTGGACCTCAGCATACATCAATGCCCGGGGCGGTCGGTGGACAATCGCGACAATTTCTTTATCCCAACTTTAAACGGGAGTCGCTCTTTGCGTTTCTTGGCTGCCCGACTGTGGGCAACGCTTCTCAACTTATCTTTGTGCTTCCAACTAATATGTCTACCTTCACTATGTATCGCTGTATGTTCTTGAGGTGTACAAAGATATATATTCTCCATTCGATTATCTTCCTTTATTTCATTAATATGATGTACCGTTTCCCAACTCTCTAAATATCTCCCTAAAAATTCTTCCATTATCAATCTATGCTCATATATATAGCCAGCATTATTACATGGGTGTTTTGGTCTTAACGTTCTAACATACCCTTTATCATCAACATATTTACCACCTGTGAAATTAGGATTGTCGGCACCCTTTAAAGCTTCAACACCGTCTGTCCAATCACGTTCAAGTTTTGACGCCAACTCCTTATACTTCATAAACTACTCAACTTATCACCGACGAGCCGCAATCTTCAGCAAATAACTGATGTGTAATGCCAGAAGCATCTGCTACTGGCTTATAACCTACCATAGTTCCTGCACCAGTCCTGCCAAGATATATTCCAAGATTATTCGCAGTCCAGCCAGTTGGGCCTGTATCGAACATCATCGTAAAAGTTCCGCCACCAATACCGGCCTTTGCTTCAGTCTTTGGAGTAATGTCATCATCAGCCACAATAATGTCACCACCCTCAATACCAAAAAACCATTCCTGTTTACGATCTTCAATGGCATGTACAGTATTATTGATCAATCTCCAACTATATGTTTCATCTTCATCACCATTGCTGGCCAAGGTGATACCTGGGGTCACAAATGTTACTTTGACATATCTATTTGCATCGACAGTCATTGCCAAACTTGGGGAAGATTCGCTATCGAGAGTTATCACAGGTCTGTAAGTTCCATCAGTTTCGATTCCAGTCCATGCCAAAGTATCAGTAAATGCAATTATGCCCTTGCTGTATCCATCAGTTACCTCTTTAACCAAGTCAATATTCGTTGACATCTGTTGTAGCCTGTCCGACGTTAACGGTGTCCCGTCGGCCCAACTAATTTGGTCGTAAGTAGTGTAGTCAGCCATTATGTCTCCATTATACCCTATTTATCATTAAGATTCCAGCACCGCCAACCTAGATTCCAAAGATTGAACCACGGCAACTAAATCAGCAATCACCGCTCTCTTATCCCAGTCAACCGGAGAAGTGTCAGTCATCTCATAGTCTCCATCAGCCTTAGGTGTTTCTGGCGGAGGGCGTTGCTTCTTAGGATCGTCAGGATCAAGCCACCAATGTTGTGCCATCCAATGATCCACAGTGGCAACCTCTTCAGCAATGAATCCCCGTTCCTTATGGAACCCCCTCCAGTCAGCCTCTCCTCCAGAGAACAACTCAGACTTCATGTTGTACTCAACAGGGCGCAGGGCTTTAATGCGCGCCAACGCATCCGACACCGCAATGGTAGCGATGTTCTCTTTCAGTATCTGCTGGGAGGAGGACTTCTTGATAAGGCCCCCTGAATAAACCAGATCAGTGCCACTACCAGAACCGG